CTACGTTGATCCGCAATGGTGCGACGAATCCTGATAGCTCTGGCTTCATCAGCTATTCCAGCGATGGTCCGATCTTCCCGTTGTACATCGGCTTGGAGGCTTCGCAGCGCATCGCTCAGAACAACCCGGCGTTCCGTGAGGATCTGCGTCAGGCTGATATGGGCAGCGGTAGCGGTGCTGAGTTGCTCAAGCGCATTGGTGCGAACCGGGTCATCAAGAACTTCCGGCATGTGCCGAATCTGTTCCCGCCCCGCTACACCTATGCTGGCGGCAAGTACACGCTGGTTCAGCCGTTCACCAGCTCCAGCGGCACCAAGGGTACGGTGTTCAGCGTCAACCCGAGCTGGGTGACTGCTCCGTTCGAGGCTGCGTTCATTGTCACCCCGTACGTATTCAAGTCGCACATCGTGCGTCCTGTGAACCGCGTTGGTGATTTGAGCTGGATGCCGACCAACTACATGGGCGAGTGGCAGTGGGTGACGGGTGCCTACAAGCTCGATGTGGATTGCGCCGATCCGCTGGAGAAGAAGGGTCAGCACTACGCTGAGTTCGTTCACGCGAGTGAACCCGTTTTCACGAATCAGGGTATGACGATCATCTTCCGTCGTTGCACCGGCGCTCTGACGACCATCATCTGCTCGTAATCGATCAGAGGTTCATACGAAAGATCCGCAGGTCGAAAGGCTTGCGGGTTTTTTGTTTTTGGCTATCTTTGCCGTCGGGTTGACTCATAGGTTGTGTGTCTAATGCCGCTACACGCGGCAACCCCTCATCGGCTCGAAAGGCTTGGTGAGGGGTTTTTTATTGACACAGTAGGCCACGAAGTGATGCTACCCGTATGCCGAGTTTTACCATCCCCGAAGGCGTTGAGATTCCTGAGAATTTGAAGGAAGGCGAGGCGTTCCAGACGATGGCGACTATCGTTCTTGGCAAGGGTGGCAAGGCTGAGGTTATTGAGATTGATGGCATGGTCATCCCAGGCTACGAGAATAAGTCGAAGGGCAAGAAGATGGCTGAGCGTGGTGAGGAGGAGTACGAGGAGGAGGAGGAGGTTGCTGAGGGCGGCGGCGGGGAAGGTTTCATCGCTGAGGTGATGCGCCGTGGTTCTGGTCCGATGGCCTAAATTCTAAAAGCGTATGTCTGACATTACTTGTGCAGAAACGGCAACGCTACTGAGTGAGGTTAGCCCACTTGGATGTCGCGCACCGTGGGAGCGTGAGATGGCTAAGTTGGCACTTCTCAATCGTATTGCCGATGGAACCGGAACGGCTGCGGCCAATGCCGCTTCGTACAGCGTGACTCGCTCGGTTGCTGCGTCTGGAGCGATTCTCACGACCGATTCGATCATTCTGGCCGACTCAACGGCTGGAGCGGTGACGATTACGTTGCCCCCGGCTGCTACGGCCAATGGCCGCGTTTTCGTTGTGAAGCGTGTGAATGCCGGTGCGAACAATGTGACGGTCGATCCGTTCGGATCTGAAACCATCGACGGTGCCGCGACGAACGTGCTTTCAACTCAGTGGGCTTATGTCCGTTTTGTGAGCAACGGAACCGCTTGGTTCATCGTCTAAAAAGAGTATGTCCGAAACCACCCCACTTACATGCGTTGAAACGGCGCAGTTAATTGCCGAAGTCTCTGCGAGCGGCTGCCGTTCTCCGTGGGAGATGGACATGCTTGAGCTGGCTTTATTGAATCGGATTTCTGAAGCTACCGGAGGGGCTGGCGGGTTTCCGCTGACTGCGGACATCACCGGAATCACCGCCGATTTCACCGGAATTACGGCAGATCAAACTCAGTACTAAATAACAGATATGTCACAGCAAACTATCAATGTCGGAGCCTCAGCCAACGACGGAACAGGGAGTCCGCTGCGGACGGCGTTCCAGTTTACGAACAGCAACTTTACCGAGCTGTACACTGCGCTTGGAGGAGGCGTTGGCCTTCCTGGAGCCAGCACTCAGGTCATCTTCAATGATGGAGGAAGCAATCTGGCTGGTGACGCTGGAATGACGTACAACAAGACGACGGACACGCTGTCGCTTGTTAATCTGATTCTTAGCGGCAACACCACCCTCGGCGACGCTCAAACCGACACCTCGACGATCAACGCCCAGCTCACCGCTCGGCAGGGCGAGTTTCCTGCCGCCGTCCGCGCCGCTGCCAGCGACTACGCTGCGGTGACGTTCGATGGGGCGACGAGCGGAACGCGAATCACCTCGACGCTGACGGGTCAGAATATCGGGACTGGTGATTTTAGCTTGTGGAGCCGGTTTCGTGTTCCTGCGCTGGCTGCGTTTACGCTTAATCCGGCTGTGCTTGGTCTTGGTCCAAATGCAACTGATAGTACCGGAAACAGTTCAATTCGCATCATCTTGCTGACAGGAGGAAATCTTAGCATCAGAATCAATGATGGAGCAGGATTAACTACAGCCGCAGACATTGCAAACTTTGCCACCAACTTTGCTGGTCAGGTTGTTGATGTTGTTGTCACCCGTGCTGGAAACACGCTCAAAATCTACATCAACGGAACGGACACGGCTTACACTGGAACACCAGACGCAAACGAGTCGATCAATTCAGTTTACTGCCATGTCGGAATTGGTTCAACATCCTCAACCATCTTCACCGGCCGCATCTACCGCTCCGTCGTTTTCAACCGCGCACTGTCCGCAACCGATGTCACCGAGCTCATCACCATCGGCGTAAATCCGGCGGATCAGTGGGGAACGCAGACAGGACAAACCAGTGGCACTTTGGTTGCATCTAAACGCTATCGAATTACCACTTACGTCTCTGCTGATTCATTCACGAATGTCGGAGCTGCGTCTAACACGACAGGTGTTGAGTTTGTTGCAACCGGAACCACTCCGACAACTTGGACCAACGCATCTACGTTAAACCGAATTGGTGGATTAGTCGATCTGGACTTCACCGTCGGCACCGGCTACCAAGCCACCGACCGCTCGACCAACGCGCTGCACGGTACGCTCTTAAACGGTGTGGAGTTCATGGTTCCGAGGCGCATGGCGGTGCTGTACGCGACTACGAACACCAACGGCAACCAGCAGATGCTGGGCGGAACGCTTGCCATCCCGACCAACGCCATCATCGAGGACATCATCGTGAACTCGACCGGATCGGCCACGGTGAGCGTCGGCAACGCATCCGCTGGCACCCAGATCGTCAATGGCGCATCAGTTGTCTCTGGCCGACAGAAGCTTACGATTGCCACTCCGTTCAGCACCACCGGCAATCTGTGGGTGAACAGCTCCAGCACGGCCACCCTGCAATTCACCATCCTCTACACCATCGCTTCCTAAATTATGGAAACCGAAATCGAAATCATCACAGCGCCGGTCGAAACCATTACCTTCAAGCCGCCGATCAAGGTCAACTTCAACGTTATTGCCGGTGACATGGTTGTCAGCGCCGCCGAGGTCATCCCGCAGGATGATCCAACACAAGTGGTGGTTTCGATCTACGGCGACGGGCGCGTCATCGGCGTTCCGTTCATTGACTCCAACGAAAACTCCATCAGGGTTGCCCTGAGTTAAACATCACGCCATGACCGAGTCCCACTTTATGCGAGACATGATTGCTGCCGCTAGTGGTCCAGTCATCGGAATTCTTGGTAACGCGATTTTCTCAGACCCAAATCTCAAGACGGCATCTCTCGCGTTAGGTGCCGTCACTGCTCTTCTCGTCTGTCTAGCAAAAGCCATCGACCTATACCGCAAAATTAAATGAACCCTAACATCGCCTCCCTCGTCCGCCATATCCTGACCGCTGCCGGTGGATTCATCGTTGCAAAAGGATTGGCCAGCGCCGATCAGGTTACTGAAATCGTTGGCGCTATCGTCAGCATCTTCGGTGTCGCCTGGTCGATCATCAATAACAAGAAGAACTCCGACAAACGGTAATGAACTTCTTGGCCGACTTGGTGATGAAGTTGGTCATCTGGCTTCACGCGCTGACGACCAAGGACATTTCAAGTGAAGACGCAAAGAAACAACCTGATCTTAAGCGCGGTCTTCTTGATCGTGTGCGCGAGCATGAGCGTGAGCTGCGCGAGCAGAGTGATTTACGTCCCCCACGGTGAGCCTGTGCGCCTCGCTGAGAGCGTTAAGGCGAAGGTTTGGGTGGTTGACGCGAACGGCAAAATGGTGCGTAGTAATAACCGCATCATCATCCATGAAGGTTGGTATGCACTTCCAAAAGAATGAGCAACAACGCACCGTATAAAGGTTCTCCCGCCGTCGGTGGTGGCAGCGGACCTTACAAGCAGTCTCCGCCGCCCAAGCCTCCGGTCAGGCCAGCGCCAGGGCCGGTTCCGAGCGGCAGTGGTCCGTACCGAGGTGGCAGCGGTCCTTATCGAGGTCGGTAATTCAAACGAAAATCCCCCGGTGGCTAAGAAACCATCGGGGGATAATTGTTTCCGCGTATCCTTAGCGTCCGAGCGACTTCATCACGCTGGCGACAAAGTCCTCGCTCTTGGCGGCGTTCGCATTTGCCGGTCGATAACCTCCAGATGTCGCCTTCGAGGTAACCCCCGGTTCGCTTCCGCGATACTTCGATAGCTCAGCTTGTAGGCGCTTATTTACCTCAACCTGAGCATAGAGCAGTTCACGGTACTTTGGCGCGGCAGCGGCCCAAAGAGCAGCCTTCGCTAGATCCTCCTCGCTGTTCTCGCCATTGAAGATTTGCTGGGCGAGGCTAAGTCGGCCATTCAGCTCGGTGTTCCATTCCTCATCGTTCTCACGCGGCTCAAAGATTTCGAGCGAGCGAGCATCGGTGGAAACCTTCTGCCAGGTCTTATTGGCCGACTCTAGTGCAGCCTTGGTTCCCTCCTCGTTGTCCTGCTTGTACTTGGAGATGACCGCATCGTAATCAGCCTTCGCCTCGTTCAACTCTGAAGACCGTTCGCCATTGATTTCATCGTACTTGACGATCAGCGCACCGAGCTTGGCTTTCTTAGACGGCGAAAGACCTTCAACAATGTCGTCGATCTGCGAGTTGCGGTAGTCGCTATCGGGCGATTTCAGGAGCGAAACAAGCCGCTCGCCATCGGTTCCGACAAGGTTCTTCACCGAATCGAACACGCCGGTAATCTTGCCCTCGTACTTCTTGATGAAGTCAGGGTGACGCTCGATGTCCAGCAATCGGACACGCTCGGAAAGCGCGTCACGCTCCTCCTGCAAGGTCTTGAGCTGCGCCTCAGAGTTTGCATTCGGAATCTTGCCAGCCTTCAGCTCCTCAATCTGCTTCGCGAGCTGCGCCTTCTCCTCCTTGATCTTGCGAAAAGCGTCAGCGGCTTTCGTGGACTTGATCGTCTCAGGAATGTCCGCGTCGTCCGGCGCTGGCGAGGCAGGTTCGGCGGCGGCTTTCTTGCCGCCAAACATCCGCTCAATATCCATCTCGGATTTACTGAGCTTGGGCGGTGTATTGTCCGTCTTTTGCGGAGCCGGTGTTGCCGCTTTATCAGCAGGAGCCGCGTTATCAGCGCCGATTGCCTTGAAAGCATCGATGAACGAGCTTCCAAATTCTGGAGTCTGGTTATTGCTGACGACGGGTGAGTTCAGTGGTTCTTCCATATTTTGTTAGTATTGCTTGTCGAATGTCGCTTCAGGTTCCCTCGCTGCTTCAAATACAGCCAATTTGCGAAGGTTTTCAAGACAATGCGCGTAGCCAGCGGTTACACCGGCAGCGAAAATAATGTCCGATTCCTTGCTTCCATGAGACGGCATCGGCACCGGAATGGATTCCGAAACGATGCGAATGGCCATCCGAATGATCGGATTACGCATAATCGCAGCAAGCTCCGCCTGTTGACCCTCGTCCTGCCAAGCGGAAATGTTTACCTCAGGCAGATTCATCAGGTCCTGCTTCGCTTGTTTGCTCGGGTTCCTCGTCAAGCCTCTTAGCCAGTTCATTGTATTTGGAATGTTGGTTTCGTTTCAGTTTATGTCGTTCGGGAATTGGATCGAGAACATCCGTAAAGTTCAACGGCTTCTCTTTGTTGACCACATCGCGCTTCGGTCGAATCACCTTCGTCACCTCAAGCAAGTCGGCCAATGGCAGCTTCATGTAGCCGCAATCCACATCGTTGATGCCGTATGAGATGACGAAGTTGTTCTTTGCGCTGTCGAAGAAAGCGCCGCACGGGAACACGACCGCAGGCAATCCTGGCCACCAATCCTGCTGATTTGTGCCGGTGAGAAGCGGCAACGTCGTCATGCGAGCAATGCGGAATGGAGCCTTCGCCTCAAAAGCGTATGCACCCATGTAGTAGCGGCGCTTGCCATTGATCCAAGGCAAAGAGCTGTGGAAGAAGGTCCAGTAAAGGCCGTCGCAGAGAATCGGATTTGTTCCGCCCCGAACCTCGCCGAATTTCCAGAGCGGATTGAACTCCTCGGTGACGTACTCCGCTTCCTTCTCTAAACGCCCATTAAGGCGTACTACGACATGAGGATTGGCCGAATACACCATATGTGGCGCGTTGTCGTGGACGAAGAAGAGCCAGTTCTTCTCGTGGCCATCGTTGATCATGGCCTGCGCGTAGTTGTTGCCGTAGATCGGATCGAACCGGCCCACATTCAGGAACTGCTTATCAATCAAGAACATCGCCTGATGCGCGTAGCTCTTGAACGGAACAAACGTGCAACAGCTCAGGCCGTACTTGTCGCCGAATTTGACGACACGAGGATCTTCGAACTGCTCGTTCGGGTAGTTCGCCGTGAGTTGAAGGATCGACTTTTTTGTGGCTCGTAAATCTTTACTCAGCTCGAAGGCCACGATGTCGTTCTTTTCAACGTAAACCTCCTCGTCCTTCTCGCGCTTGTTGCGGCAGCGACGTGCGAAAAGCATGATTCGTCCATCCGCCTCCTGCATGATGGCTGGATTGAAGTAGTACGTCCCGGTTTCAGCCGGAAGAACGATTTTGCCAACCTCCCAATCGGTCTGTTCGGCCAGCTTGGGGACATCATTTTTTGCGTAGCTCATTAGAAACTCTGCTGCGAATTTGACTTCATCGTATTGAGCAAGCCAATGATCGCGCTCCTCGCGGACCTCGGTCAGATGCTCCTCATGCTCCTTAGAGCGAATTTCCAGCGTCTTGCGGAGGTCTTCGATCTGCATGAGAAGATCCGCAGGACCATCGCCACCATTGGCGAAGCGTTTGAGTGCTTTGAGGCTGATGCTTCGGATTATATCTTTCATCTTTTTTTGTACACACGGGTCTTCCCGTTTTCCAGATACGTTACATGGTCAAACTTAAATTTTATCAGCTCCTGAACGAGCTTCATGGTTTCCCAATTCGCGTCGTCCATTATAAAGTATCCGCCAGTCTTGATACGCGGAGTCCAAGCAATCACATCGCGGCATGAGTCCCACTCGGTGTGAGCGCCATCAAGATGCAGTATGTCGATTGAGTTGTCGCTGAACTTGAACGAACCGTCCCACGAAGTATCCCTGTAAACACGCAGGTTTTGATCAAGCTCAAGATTCCTGAAGTTCCTGAGAAAATTGTTGTAGATTGAATCAAGCTCCCATTGCTTCTCAGTCAAGTTTACGCTGTATCCATTTTCGGACATCGCAGATTCGCTCCACGGATCAATTGCAAACACCTTGCATTGATGAACAAGTGATGCCGCGCAAAAGCTGGCAAGACTAAGGCCCTGCCAAACACCAACTTCGACCACGGTTTCCGGCCTCGTCTCAAGGACAAGGTCGTACATGTACCTGCTCTTCTCCTCGAAGGTCCAGCCGTTGAGTTTAGAGCGAGCTTCGATTACTTTTTCCCAGGCGTCAGGCATAAGAGAATGTGCTTGGTTGTCCGTTTTGAGTGGCTAGAGGAGGAATCAAGCAGTAATGAATCATGCTTGGCAGAGTCTTCTTCTGAAGCTGGATGTCTATCGGGGCGTACATCCGCTCATTTGTTTCGATCAGATGCCCAAGCATAGACTTCTTCACGAGGTAAGCATGAGTGCAAAGAGGCGCTCTAATTGAGTTCGCTATACCTTCTGAAACCATAGTGTGGTCATTGCCAAGACAACAATGGCCAACAAAGACGAACTGCCAGTCTTTCGGAAGCCGGTTTATGGTGTTCATCAGCTTCTCTTTGAAGCCTTCGCAAAGATGAACATCATCCTCAACGATCAGAAAGAAATCGTCTGGAAGGTACTGGGCAATGCGCCAGATGACGTAATGGGAAAGTGAGCATCCCAAGACAGGCTGAGAAATTTTGTACGGAGGCCCGTCCTCAGGTTGCCAATTTGGCTTGTCGTCGAGGTACGCCAGTTTGGTTTCCAATCCCATCTTTGAAGCGTGAATCGCGTCAAACAGATGGAATTCTATGCCGTGTTCTAGAAGGTGATTGGAAACTTTTTCGCGCCTTTCAGTGGCAGCTTTAAGCGAAACGCAAAACGTAGTTGGAAATTTCATAGGTACTTGTATGCATAGTGCGAATAGGTAAACTCTCTTTTCAAAATCTCTTCATCAGTCAGACTGTTCATTTTTTCTTTGTGATAAGTGCGCCACAAATGGGCAGTCACGCATCCTTCAAGTGAATGGATTCCATCCCAGTACCGACCGCTTCCGCAGTGAATGAAACCTAGCATCTCGAAATCGACAGGGTGACAAATGGTGTTGTCTTCTTTCCAGATTTCATGTGGCCACTGAACCGCCAGTGTGTTCCAAGAATAACCATCGTAATCTTGAGCCTTTTGCAGCCATTTCCAGATAAACCTGCTGAAAGGCTTGGCAAAGATAATCGCGTTGCAGAGTCCAATGGTTCCTGATTCGCAGAATTCGTGGCCAATTACAGCTTGATGGTCGAACCACTTCTCGGGAAACGGAGCAATCGTCAACGTGTCAGTGTCGCAGTAAACACCACCCATTGCGTACAAGACGCTCAACCGGATCAAATCAGTCCGATTGGCGTAATGCCCGACAACCCTATCATTCCAAACCAACGGATTGTCGATCAGCATCACCTTGACGCGGACTTTTTGGATCAGCTTTTCCCAGTGTTCACCTTTTGGCTCTTCAGGACACCAAAGATGCACCGTCCAGTCCGGGTTGTTGATTGCGGCAGAAGCTATTGCAAGCCTGTCGCAAATATGGAAGCCGTCGTTACCAAGACCGTGTACGAAGTGTATGTTTTTCATCCCTGTCGCGCCAAGTTAGACTCAGCAGTTGCGTTCGCTCGTTGAATGTCCGCCGTCGTCTTCGCATTCCGGCGAGCCAAGTCGGCCATCGCCTTCGTGTTCTGACGCTCAATGTTTGCCATAGCCTCGGCATTCTGGCGAGCGATTTTCGATTGAACTTCCGCGTTCATCACGGCGGTGCGAGGATCGGAGCCTTGCTGGATGGCCATTGCCTGCTGCTGCTGCGCCATCGCTTGAGCCTGCTCCTGAATCAACTGACCAAGCTGCTCAATGGTCTGACTAAGCATCTGCAACTGCTGCGTGTAAGCCTCGACTTGCGGCCTGCGCGTAGGATCGGTGGACAAACGCTGGAGATGATCCTGAACGTGCTGACCGATGCCTTGGAGGAAGAGAACAATCTCCTGCGGATTGCCACCCTGCTGAAGAGAGGCAGCAGCCTCGTTCGCAGCCGCAAGATGCGTGTCGATGTGGACGATGTGATTCTGCGTATCGGTGACGACCGCCATGTTGCCCTGGCGCAGCGAGGAATGCTCAAGGACAGCAAGAGCGGTCTGATCTTGAATCTTCGAGGTCTGCAACTGACTTGGCAGATAACGATCTACCATTTGCTGACCAACTTGAGCTGCTATGTAGTCCTGCAACAGATTGACTTTGCCGCCCTCAGGCAACGAACCAAGCAGGCCGAGGAGCGAGCCAAGAAGCTGTTGTTTCGCAAACTGAGAACCTTGGCCAACGGTGCGAGTCGCCTCAACGTAATCGATGTCGAGCATGGCCTGCTGCGGAACACCACGCTCACGGCAACGACGTTGGAATTCAATGGCGTCCTTATCCGAGCGAGTAATCGGATTCAGATTTGGATTGGAGGCGCGGCGATACCGTTCCTCAAAGAAAGAATCAAGCTGCGCGTAATACCGGCTCAACTGCGTCTTACCGATTGCTGACTGCTGTGCCACGATGGCTTGGACTTCATAGGCCGTGCGCGGGTTGCCCTGCGGCTTGTTGAGCGATTGGCGATACTGAGAGAGATTGCCTTGAAGAACATTCTCAAGGTCCGCGTTGACCGCCATAGGAGCATCCAGAACGCCAGCAATGTTTTGTTGAATGACTTCATAGTCGGGCGGGAGAATAGCATACGGTCCTTGTTGAACGACACTCGTCTTGCTGAGCGCATTGGGGTTGAGGGGGCGGAAAAGAATCTGCGTCCGGGCGAACGCGCTATCGACCATTGAGCAGCGCAGGCGATTCTTCAGCTCCATCGCCTGGAGCATCTTGATGCCCAAGCCTTTGACGCCGTGATGCTCGCCATCGCCACGGTCGTAGTACATCGGATGAATCACCTGCTCCCACTTCTTGAAGCGGCGGAGCTTGCGATACATGAAGTTCTCGCTGTCACGCTCATCGATGATGCAGTGGCTGATCTGACCATCGAATTCTTTGTAGAAGACGTGACACATCAGCACCACCTCGGAGCGAGCTGAGAAGGTGATGTCGTTCGAACGAAGCTGACGCTGGAAGAACTCCCAGTCGTACTGAACACCGGAGCGGTATGGTTCGGGCATTGCGGCGCGAATCCGCTGACGGACATAATCGACATTCCACCCAGCGGCTACCGCTGCTTTCTCGTCCTGAATCTTCTCAAACAGGTCATCAACACCCATGCGAGTGCGGACGCAGGCCACCTTCCAATCACTGACATTCGACTTGGTTCCATCGGGAACAAGAAGATCCGTCGCCATGATGGCTTTGCAGCGCCAGTTGGTGCTGTCTTCAAAGATCAGCGGACCATCGCCAATCAAGACCATCTCGCGCTGAGAGAGCTGAACGATGTAATCGAAATCTTTGTCGAGCTTCTGAAGCCGGTCGAACTCTTCGGTGATGATCTTCGACCAATCCTCCCGCTTATCCATGTCATTGCCGTAAGCGGTGCGAATGTTTGCGTAGGTCGGAACCTCGGCAAATACATCGTAGAAGGCACCCATGGCCAACGAAAGAAACGCCTCCGACTCGCGGAAGTTGACATTGGTTCGGAACGCTTGGTTGTTACGGCGCAACTCGGCGGGATTGTACGGCGGATTGCCATCGACTAGACCGCGCAGCTTAGCCCGAGTGCTATTACGAAGCTCGTCGGCCATGATGAGCTTCTGGAAGATTTCACGCGCTGATGCCGCGTCGGCTATGCGCGTTTCTGGCGCTTTACCGTCTTCGTTGAGGGTTTCAAGCGGCAGTTGGGCTAGGTTTCCGTACATGGTCGTTTTTTCC